GTGTCGTCGCGACCGCTTTTCCTAGTCGCAACAAGCCCCCAAGAGGACACCAGATTACATGCTTGTTGAGACTGCAAGAATCGGCAAAAAACCTCCGACCTGCTCTCAAATCGCACTTTTCCGCGCAATGGGCAAAACCGCGCAATCCTAGTGCAATCAACGCTTTCTAGGCACATCGCCGGTGCATTCCCTGCTAGGTAATTGGCAGACGTAAAAATCCTCTTGCGTTTCTTTTTCGTTTTGTGGTGTCTCTCGCAATGTCGCGCGGCACACAAAAACAGTTTTCACCCCAGGTCCGTTCCTTCGACCTGTCGCGCTCCTCGATTAACGAGGACGAGCGCACGGTAGACGTTGTTTTCTCGACTGAAACCGATCAAGTCGAGCGGAGCTGGGGCGTCGAGATTCTCGACCACGGTTCAAAGTCTGTTCGCCTGAAGCGGCTGAACAACTCCGCGCCGCTCCTGCTCGATCACGATCCCCGCGAACAGGTGGGAGTGATCGAATCCGCTCGCATCGATGGCAAGGCTGGAGCTGCAACTGTTCGCTTTTCTCGATCCGCTAAAGGCGAGGAAATCTTCCAAGACGTTAAGGACGGGATTCGCTCCAAGATTTCCGTTGGCTATCGCGTCCATGCGCTCGTCATGGAAAAGCGCGACAAGCAGAGCGGCAAAGAGACCTATCGCGTGATGGATTGGGAGCCTTTCGAGATTTCTCTCGTTTCGATTCCTGCCGACGACGGCGCTGGAGTCCGTGACGCATCCTCCATCTTCGGCCAACGAGCCGCTGAACTTTCAACCTCCATTACCATGGAAAACCAAGACCAAGACCAACAACAACGTGCCGACAACGCAACGGCTCCCGCTGCGACTGCCCCGGCGGAAACCCAACACGAAGTCCGCGCTGCTGCTGAAGTCGAGCGCGAACTGAACAAAATCCAAATCGCTCAACTCGCGAAGGAAGAAGCCGCACGCGCCATCGCTGAAGATCGGAAGCGTGCCGCTGAAATTACCGAATGCGGTAACGGATTCCGCCGCAACCAGGCTGAGATTACCAAGGCCATCGAAAGCGGTCTGAGCATTGACGATTACAAGCGCCAACTTCTTGATTCTATGAAAGCCGAAAATCCCGCCTATTCCGCCGGACGCGTTGAAGTCCTCAGCGAACCCGTCAAGAAGGGCACTCGCCAATACCTTCAAAGCACCTGGGCGGAGAACGCCAAGCGTGCGCTGGGTGACCGTGGCCGCAACATCGTTGTTCCGACTTACTCCGAAGCTCGCGAGTTCTCGCGCAACTACATCGGCGGATCGCAAACCCCCTTTCACCGCTCCCTGACCGGATCCGTGACGCTCGTTGACAAGCTCGCCATCGACGAGGGCATCGGTATGCCCATCGTTGAGGAAGTCGTTGCGATGTATCCCGAAATCGCAGTCTTCCCGGTTGACACCATCTCCGGTGACACCGTGACGCTCTCGATTCAGACTGGCAATCCCTCCGTTGGATATCGTAACGCCAACGAAGGAACCTCGGCCAAGAAAGGCACGTTCGCCTCGCGCATCTTCCAGACCTCAATCATCGAGCAGTTTATCAACGTCGATATCCAAGGCGTTCTCAACGCCAGCAAGGATCCGGCCCGTGTGCTGACCGCCGAAGCTCGCAGCGTGACGAAGGCAGTGCTTAGTCACATCGCATTCCAGCAATGGTATGCTGGCACGACCCAAGCAAGCGTTGACGCCAAGGCCGCTCCCGGCTTCCTCGCTCAGTCCAACAGCGCCGCGACTCACGTTGTCGATGCTACCGGTTCGACCGCTAAAAGCTCGGTCTGGATCATGGAGCTTCTGCAAGGCGAATGCGATCACGTTTACGGAAACGACAACACTCTTCTCTTCGGCGAAGATTGGACCGAAGAAACGGTTGACGACGCGAACGGCAACAGCCTCCGCTGCCTTCAAAACTGGATCTCGGGCCGCGTTGCTCCTCGCCTCGCGAACAAGAACCGCGCCATCCGGATTAAGAACCTCGGAACCGATTCCGGTAAGGGTCTGACCGACGCTCTCCTTGCGAAGGCGTTCCGCCAAGCTCGCGAACTGGGCATGAACCCCAACGCGATTTTCGCAACGCCCCGCTCCGTCGAGCAGCTTCAAGTTAGCCGCACCACCTACTCGCCCATCGGCGCTCCCGCTCCGATGCCCGAAGAGTATCAGGGTGTTCCGATCTATCAGACGATCAACCTCTCCAACGCGGAAACCGTGTGATTCAACCCTCCTGACAACCCTAACTAACTAAGACCATGTCACAAAAAGTTAATCGCCGAAACAAAGCAGACGCTCTTCTCAGCGTTACCAAGGCGCTCCCCGCTGCCGCTGCCAACAATGACTCCGATGAAATCTACATCGGGCCTGCTGGGCCGCATCGCGAAGGCATGAAGCTCCGCGCTTCTTGGCCTGCGAACAGCGTCCTCGTCGCCACCAAGCTCCTCACGCTTACGCTTAAAAGCGGAGCGACCGGGGCGCTTGCCTCCGAAACCGATCCCACTGCTACCTACGTCATCACCGGGAATACCGGCTTCGACGCTGGTTATGTGGATTTCGAGCTTGGCCAGAACGTTGGCGAATACGTCGCCGTCAATCAGGCCGTCGAAACTGGCGGTGGATCCAACATCGCCACTTCGTTCACCTACACGGTGGTCTGCTAAAAAATCCCACTCATGCCCGCAGTAAATTCAGAAGCGAAAGCCGACGACGCACCGGGGGAGGTTCCGCCTCTTTCCTCCCCTGGTGCGACTGCGGACAGGGTTAACCGCATCCAGCGCATCGTTGACATTGTTGAAATGCTTAACGGAACGCCGGACCAAGAGACGGTCATCGAGGACGAGCGGAAAAACCTCACGGCATTTATTGCCGAAGGTCTCGACGCCAGCCTAACCGCCAAAGTCAAAGCCATCCTAAAATGAGCTATGCGACCCTCGACCATCAAGCAGCCCTTGCCGATCTGATCGCGTTTGAAGGCAAGATGATCGAGATCGACGGCGTCAAGATGAGGGCAATTATCGAACAAGGCGACACCTCCTTTGAGGCCAGCGAATTCGGAATCGACAACCGAGAAAGCACTCTCACCGCCACCATCCTAAACAGAGGCACGACGCCGCGCAAACAAGCGCCCGTCTTTTACCAAGGGCAAAAATATCGCATCACAGCAATCAAGCCCGAGGGCGAACGAATCCTTTCCATTGATTTGACAAATGATTGATACCACCCCAGACCTCGCAGAGCGAGTCGAGGACAGCGTCGCACGGGTTTTCCGCGATGCATTCCCTGGTATTGTCATCGCAACCTCCAGCAAGCCCGAGGAGCGCGTTGGAACGTCCATTGGCATCAAGGCCGAGACCGGAGCAGAGGAGCCAATCGGAACAAACATCTTTCCCGTCTCAATCGACATCGAGACGCGCAATCTTGATGCACAACAGCGCGAACTCATGCGCGAGATGATCGGCAATGCCGACTCTGCCAAGCAGACGGTTTCCGCCTATTCTGCTAAATCCTTTACCATGCCGCGAGGGCAAGCCGTCGAAATGATCGGCGCACCTCGCACGGTCGAGAACGAAAACGACCGCATCATTACCTATTCTCTTGTCGCCACAATCCAACCCATCTGAGCCATGCCAACTCCCACTTTTGTATCTGCAACCAACTTCGTAAAAGGCGTTGTCAGCGCCGAGACGGCCATTAACATTTCCGACTTTCGCCAAGGCTGGACCAACGAAAAGATCTTCATCGAAGACAAAGGCGGATCGCCCACTGGATTTGTCTACAACTTCCTGACCGCGACCACCTGCACCATTACCGGGGAGGTTAATACTTCCGCCCTTAGTGGCGTCCTTGGTGTCGCATTCGGAACTGCCGAGACCGTGGCAAATTCCGTGTCTGGCTACGGTATCACCACGGGAGGTTTCTATATGGACGACATCGAAATCAGTCAATCGCGAGGCGCTTTGGCAACGGCTACGGTGAACTTCACCAAGCATCCTGACATCACCTGAGGATGAGTGAACTAAAAGGGGCGGGAGTTAACATCATCCCAACGCAATGTCCGCGCTTCTTCGCGGCTTGCGTAACGGCTGGCGTCGAGCTGGAGCCGGGAACCCCAGGCGTTTCAAACGTCTATTCCAAGGGAGTGACATACGATCCCGACGAGCCGGGAACAATCAGCTATCACCTCGACAACAAGACTGTCGGCCCTTTGTCGCTCGCTAAAGTCTGGCGGGATCCGTCGCAGGACATGAATGAAGCCGCAGCACTGCCAGCGCGAATGATCAGCGCAAGGACAGAGGACCATTGGCAGAGCATCGCAGACGACCTAGAGTTGCTCCACGTTTATTGTGCCATCGCACACATCAAGTCATTCGCCGACGGCAAATTTGCAATCGGAATGCGTGCTGTGACCGACGAGGAGGAGCGCGCCGCGCAAATGCTCTCGGACATGCCCGATGTCATTCGCAACGCTACAGGCAGGCGCAACGGCGGAAAGATTGCTGCCCGATTTGACGCAATCTGGATGCCTGCCATGTTCGCATGGGTAAAAGCATGGGTGGCCAATTACCTAGAGCTGAAAGACATCTGGAAGGCAGCCAATCCCGCAATCAAGATCGAGCGCGAGGGTTTTCCGCTCGTCATCCCAAAAGGTCCACAATTTGAGAAACTAGCCCGTCGTTGGGTCAAATAACCAAAAAAGAAGCATGAGTGAAATCACCATCGAAGACATCGAAAAAGACAACAGCGTCACGCCCGACATCGTGGCCGCGCGTAGCCGATCCTACCAGTTTAAAGGGAAGCCCCTCAAGCCCTTTTCAAAATCCCGTTCCACCGCCGCGCGATGCATGGGCAACTCCCTCTTCCTCGGTCGCGCAAGACCGGATGAGAACGGAGTCTGGGACCAAATTACGCTAGACTCCATCATGGTTGTCTGGCTTTGCTCCGTAGACGATTCCCGCGTTGCCCGTGCCTGTCTCAATCGCGATCAGGCGATCATTGAAATGATGGGATGGTGGGACAAGGAGGGCGGAGAAATCGGAGGCGCGGAGGAGATCGAAGCCGTCCAGCTTCTGAACATGATCTGCGAGGACATCCAGACCGTGTCCGCATCTGTTGAATCTCCCTCCGGTGGCCGCGACACCTCCAACGTGGGGGAGTGATCGGGAGCGATGCCGACTACGTTTCCACCGTAGCAGCAAAGCTCCCCGGCCAGACTTGGGCATATTACATGGACGAGCTGCCGCTCTGTATCGGTATGCAATTGCGCAACGCGGACCTTTTCGAGCGCGGCTGCGACATTGTGCCACCAGGCAGGAGCGCATCGGCAAAGATGCAGGAGATCCTTGGCGAACATGCGGAAGCGTGGTTTAGTTGAGTATGGACAGAATAACGGCATCGGTTGACGTTCGCGAGTTTATGGCTGCATTGCAGGCATACGAGAAGGAATCGTCGCGAGATTTGAAAACCGTTGTGAAATCAACGGCAATTGATGTTGCGTTCAAAGCTAATCAGTCAGCAACGGCAGCAAAGAAAACTTCGATTCCCAATCTGAAAACCGGGCTTTTTAACGCGCTGGCAGCAAAGGCCGGATTTACTCGCGGCAATGGAAACCAAAGGGAGGCCGAACGTCTTTACAATCGCCGCATCTCCGCGATCAAATACAGCAAATCGCTGTTTTTGAAAATGGCGCAGGATCTTGGCGCAAAGGTCGCATCGCTCCGCAAGAAGATCGAAAACGCAGGAGCGGAGGACAAAGGCACGATTTTGATTCCGGCCATTGAACTTACGATTGAAGGCGTTGACATGGACCACGCCAACAAAGTCTTGGCTCCAGCATTGCAGGAGGGCGTCAATAAAAGCGCCGCCAAAATGCGCCAGCGGATTGCAGACAAGATCGCCAAACGCGCACAGGCTCATTCAGGAAGAGGAAGGTGATGCAACGCTTTTCAATCAAGGCGCTCTCCTCGATGTTTCGCACCAATCGCGAGACAGTGGAAAAACGCGCCTCGCATCTGGGGTTGAAATTCGAAGAAGGGGACAAAGGCGCAAAGCTCTACGACATCTTTGAGATTGCCCAGCTTCGCCCTCCTCCAGCTCGTAGCGAGGGGGCAATGTCTTTGGAGGAGGCGAGGACGCGAGAGGCTACAGCACGCGCAGAGGGGCTGGAAATGGACAACGCGCGGAAGAGGCGGGAACTGGCCAACGTAGATGAGCTAATGGCCGCTCAGAACGTCCTCTTCGACGAGATCGCAGCAATGATCAAGAAATCGAAAATGACCGACGCTGAAAAGGAGGATTGCCTGAGCGTGATTTCTTCGGTTCCTCGGAAGTGCTGGGGCGAGCTTTAAACGTTACCGGGAGGCGCTGGCGCTTTGCCTATCGCCGTAGACAGCCCTGCCGCTTCTAGCTTGGCATTGTCCGCCTCATTCTCGGCAATGATCTTGTCGATGTTCAACCCGCGATCTTTCGCCGCACGCTCTCTGGAATTGAGCGACAAGGCGATTTCTCGCTCGATGGCCTCGATGTCGCCCACAGGATCAACCCAAGTCCACGTTCTGCCGGAGAACTCGACGTGAGAAAGGCGGTCAAAATCAAGGAGGGTATAGCCTTCAATCCTACCCATTAAAAGGGCCATTCGTAGCCAACGCTCGAAAAGCGGAATCTCAAACGTGTCGATGAACCAAGAGTGGAGAATCTTGTAAATGTCGCGCTCCGAAAGCACGCCCTGCCGGATGGACGAATACGAAACGCCCTCAAGATCCTGCGCCCAAGTGTTGTAATTGACGTAGATCCCGGGGGACACGCCGCGCAGAATGGCCTTTCGGAAATCAGGCATCGCACTATTCGGATGCGCCGGATCAATCATTTGGGCCTCCACGCCATGGGGCAACGTCTCAAACGTGCCTGGTGCGGAAGGCGCAATGGCTTTGCCGTCGTCGTCCTCGTCGCCAGTATATTGGGCCTCGCCCGTCTGCTTAAAGAATCCAAGCTTGTTGGCGCTGATACGGGCAGCGATGACCTCGGCTTCTTCGAATTTCGCGAGATGCCGAAGACGCAGGAGAGCATTGGCCAGCCACGAATAGCCTTGGCTCTGGTTGATTCGTCGAGCAAGAAAGGTATGGATCATGTTGTCACCACCGACCGCAAACGTCTCGCGAGTGTAGCGACCGCTCTTCGGGTCCATCTTGCGGAGATGATACCGGATCGGCTCATCCCACTCGTCAAACTCCACGCCCATGTAGATACGAGCGGCATCGTTTCGGTGATGCGGATCCAGCGCGTCGATCTCGATTCCCTGCGCGGCAAAGCGAAAATCGTTTTTAGGAAAGCCCTCGATGGTGCGGGTCAAAAAGCCGCCATCGCGAACCGCAGACCGCAAGGCGAGACGCTCAAAAGCAGCGCGTGAGAATTGGCGCGTCACATCGAAATTGCCACGCCGGGAGAAATCCTCCCACGCCTCCTCAACCTTTGCTCTCGCGTTGTTATCTGCGCTGTTAGACAATCCTTTTTTGCTTCTGGCATCTGCTCGACGGGCAAGCGATTTCATGCGGATACCATGCTGGCCGATGACGTTGGATTCCAAGGCCATCAAAGCTCCCTCGATGTAGCCATCATTCCGCTCAGAATCCCGCGCACGGTCACGCAAGGACTTAGCGTCCTGTTTGATTGCGTTGTCGGCTGGGCCTGTCCCGGCGACCCAGTCATTGGTGTATCGCGTGCCTTTTGCCGCGTCGAAATTGCGAGCGCGGATGGGCTTGTTGTTGGGACCGTAAAGGAGTGGTTTCATTCAAATCTGGAGTAAATGGTTCGACCGTTGGAAAGGCCAGCGTCTGCGCGAGCCTTGGCGATCTCGGTGTCGAGGTCGCGCCGGTATTTGGTCAAAAGCTCGCGAGCGTCCATCAAGGAGATTTTCGTAATGGGCACGCCTCCAACCGTGTAGGTTTCAAGCCCTCGGCCTTCGTCGTCGCTGATTCGGCCCTCAAGGTGTGCTTCCAAAGCTTTAACCATTTTCCGCGCATGACTCGGCAGCGGGGCGCGATCCGGCGGGGCTTGCAGCGTGATATTGCCAATGGACTCAACCGACCGAATCCCGGCCACCTCGAGCGTCAGAGCAACGACGTAGATTCCTGCCGGTAGGTTTGCCGTCTTTTCCGGCGCATAGGTCGCGGTAGCCGTCGTATCTGAGACTGAAAGCGGAACCGTGACCACCTCGCCAGTGTCGATGCTGCGAAAATGAGCGGATCCTGTAGCGCCTGACGTTACAGTTGCCGTAAATTCGATGGATTCGCCGCAGAATGCACGGGAGGGTAAAGCTGCCATATTGGAGGCATCTACAAAACAAAGCCCAATTTCAAGGGCTTTTGGTTAATCGGCTACGAAATCAAGAGTATATTCGCGCTCCTTACCTCTATCTGGCACGTTTTTGGCCGCATATTCGGCGTATTTCTTGGCAATCGTGGCAAAAGCAATGTCGAGCTTCTTGGCTGCGGCGATGTTGTAAACGCGAACGTCGAGCGGTTCGTTTCGGTCGCGCTTGTCCTTCTTGTCGAAAAACTCATAAAAGCTCCCGTCTTGTCCTTTCTTCAGCGTCACCTTCTCGATCAGCAAGCGTTGGAAATATTCCGGCGTATAACCGTGGCCGCTGGGGAAATGCATGTAATTATGCGGATAGATGGAAGATTTGCGATCTTGGCGCAGGGCCGCGTTCTGGTAAATCATGCTCTTGCATTCGTGAGTGCCGATCTCAAAGAACGTCCCGCGCTTTTCCCGCTTGGGCTGCGAGACAATCGGCTTGCCTAGGACCGTCGAGCCGAAGATTGCAAAGACTCCGCGAGCTTGTCGCGGCCTAGTAAAGGCTAGCACCTGGGCCTGCCGGTATTTAGAGTCGATAAAAACAGAGGCGACGCGCAGCACCTTCCCGCACGGGTGCAGGAACTCGGTCTGGAGCAGCGCATCGAGCTTTTGCCAAACCTCTGGCTCCATCGTTCCCCCAATCAAAATGTGATACCCCAGCCCCCACGTTTGACCGTTCGCACCGTGACCGACAAACTCAAATTCCAAACGGTCTCCTTGAACGTCGCAGCCTCCGGTGACGACCAGCACGCCGGCGGGAATCGTGAACTGGTTTTCAGTCACGCGGTCCAAATAATCGTAAGCCTCCTGAGCAAGGCCGACCGGATCCGGCATTTCCTCCTCTGGGGCTTGGTAGGTTTCCGCATCAAACGTGTTAATCAGCACGCGCTTCGCCTTCTCGCGATTGTCCGCCGCCTCGATTTTCAGCTCCTCGACCGCAGCCCAGTGCAGGTGGCTCGCGAAGCCCTTCTGAGGCGGGTGCGGCGACATCATCCGCGAACCGTGAAAGCCTGCTATGCCGTTAAACGGCCGCGTTGCCTGCCATCTGCCGTTCCGTATCATCTCCATGCGCTCCGCATCGGAGATTCGGCACTCGCTCTCGGGGCATTCAATCCACGCGTCCTCGGGCTTGTTGCGGTCATATTTGAGCTGGCGTCGGTGCAGGACAAACTCCTTAGAGCAATGGGGGCAGGGCGCGATCCAGACTCGCCAATCGCTTTGAAGCATCAGCGCCTCGATTTTGCTCTTACCCTTCACGCTAGGGTAGCTCGCGGCAATCTTGATTGTGTCCGCATATTCGGATCCGCGAACCCAAAAGATCTCAAGCGGGTCACCTTCATCTGATTCCGTCGATTCGATGGCGTCGATCTCGTCCGCGAAAAGAAAGTTTCCCTTTGCTCTCCGCATCTCACCTGGAGCATTGGAACCGAAAGCATTGACCAAGCCACCGGGGAAAAGCTTATGGAGGATTGTGTTGCCGCTTTTGCGCCTCCCAGAATCGTCGCCAATGAGCGAGGCCAGATCCGGCGTCGGATTAACCAGCTCTCCCATAAGCGTCTCCTTGCTCCACTTCTCGGTCTGCGAGATCGTCGGATACATGACGAGAACGCGACGAGGCGCCTCTGCGATGCTGTGGCCGATTTGGTTCATTACCACCTCCGTTTTGCCCATACGGCTGGCGAGCATGTAAACCGTCATCTGAACGCGCGGATCGTAAGGCGCTTCCATCATCTCTCGCTGATACGGTGCGAAGTCGAAGCGGAAGCGTCTCCCGCCTTCCATGCGCCTGACCTTCTCGGACCATTCCGGCGCAGTCATCGTGCGCTGAAACCTAAATGCCCGTTCTAAGTGCCTGAGAGTCCCTCGGTAATACCGATCAAGTGCCGCCTCGTTCATTTTTTAAGCCGTCAAACAGGTTGCCCGTGGCTCAACAATGCTGGAGCCAGTGTCATCAATTGCGAAAATTGCGTCTCCGTGCCTCGCGAGAAGGTCAAGACCGCCGCAGTTGGAAGTGCAACGCTGGCCGCGTCGAGAAGCCGCAGCACCTTGGAAGTGTCGAGCGTCATCGTCACGCCAATGGGACCAATAAACGTCTCGGAAACCGTGATCGCCGGATTCACGCCCACGGCAGTCCGCTTGATTTCAATCTTGATCGTCTCTCCGGTCGCATCTCTCGCTACCAAGAACTCTCCCGGCTCGATGTCCTCCACAGCCATTTCAATTTGATAGGTTGAGACATCCGCCGAAAGCCACATTGTGCCGGTATCGGAAGCCGTGCGAATCTGGAACTTGCCAGCGTCAGGCATCCTCGAAATGGTTATGCGGTCGTTTTGCGCCACACTCACGCTCCCGGTCGCCACGTTTGCAACCGTCACGGCAGCCTCGTTAATGTTGGCCGCGCTCGTTGCCGCTACGAGCGTCTGGAGCGTTAGGTCAATCTCGACCGTCTCTACGTTGGATGCGCCGCCAGCGATGAGCGTAAGCGCACGATTTGTCATCGTCCCGAAGGCGGAATGGGCAATGGTGAAATCCGCCCTCGCTCCGTTGCTGCGGAACGTGACAATGAAAAGCCCGTTTTGCCCAGATACATCTACGCCACCTGCCGAAACAATGGCGGAAAGTCGATTGAGCGCGAGGCCGAGCAAATGCGCGTCAATACCGGCAGCGGGAAGCTCGACGGTGGAAGCGCCCCAAGTGATCGACCAATCGCCGGAAGCAATCGGAACGGGCTTTTCGAGCGCAAGGGACAAGCTTAACGTGTCACTGCTTGTAATCTCCAAATGATCCGCGATTAGCTCGACGCTGAGACTGTCGCCGGGGCGAATCGCGTCAGGCAATCCCCGCACTTGGCCTTTGTCGTCGTAGCGCAATTTCAACATGTCGGACGCCTCGACAAAACGCCGCGCAAAATCAAGTTGAAAATCCCCGTTGTTTTGTGGAGGCATCGACATGCCCGACTCTCCCGTCATCTCTGGCGTTGCCGACCTGCCTAAATTCTATTTTGCGGAGGGCGCACCTTTCCGACTGACACTCACTATCGGCGCTGAATTTTCAATGACGGGCAAATTCGTGACCTTTGGAATGAGGGCGCGTTCCGGCACGGTCAGACGCGTTTTCGGGACGGATTCCGGCGAGTCGAATCTGACCATTGCGGGGCAAGTCATCACATTCAACGTTGCGACAACCGACGCGACCGTCCCGGCCTTTGCTTCGGGCTGGACGTTGGAAGATGTCCAGGCCAAGGGTGAGACTGAATACTGGGTGGATATCTCCGCGACCGAAGGCAGTGACGTTCTCCTGCGCCTTCAAGGCCAAGCCGATTGGGTGGCTCCTGGATCTGACATCGCTGAATCTTCCGCTGTTGTTTCATCGCCAGCGATTGATGTGAACATTACAAGCGGAGCCGTTTCTGTATCGGTTGCAGTCCTCGGCGCCGCGGAACCGACGCTTACGACCAATACCGCAACCAGCGGGTTGACGGGCATTCTCAAGGCCGCAAGCAACACGCTAGACGTTGCCGTTGCCGGAACCGACTACGTTGCCACAAACGATTCCCGCCTGACCGACGCAAGAACGCCCACAAGCCACGTTCATGGGGGCATTTCCAACGCAGGCGCAATCGGCTCGACCTCGGGCCTGCCGATCAAGACCGGAACGAGCGGAGTCCTTGAAGCTGGCGCATTCGGAACTGGATCCGGTCAATTCGCACAAGGCAACGATGCGCGATTCCATGATCGGTCGCATGCGATGACCTCGACCAGCGACCACACTGCCGGGAACTGGAAAGTCTTCCACTCCAATGCCAGCGGACAACTTGTCGAGCTTGCCCTTGGTGCGGACGGGACTTTTCTCAAGAGCAATGGCGCGTCTGCTGCACCTTCCTTCGCTACTCCTGCGGGAGGCGGATCGTCCATCACCGGAACGGGAATCGCATATGTCCGCACAACAGGGAACGGAGGAAATGATACAACCGGGACTATCGGAGATCCCTCCAAGCCATATGCAACCGCGCAAGAGGCATGGAATGATGGGGCGCGGGTTTTTGAATTGGGGGCCGGAAGCTTTTCGTTTACGCACACATCATCCGTTGGTAACACTGCGGAAGAACGTGTTTTCATCCAAGGACTTGGTAAGGAGGTTTCTAGCATCTCAATTACATGGAATGGTCTCGACGGCACGGTCGGATCGACATCTCCCTTTATGGTTGATGGTGGCAACGGGGCAATGCCTTCTAAGTTGTTTTTACAGTCTGACAGCACCGTAGCCATCTCTCTTGCTATGTCGGGTGGAGACGGTGGAGCAGGAGGCGCAGGACAACCGGGAACCATTGAAGCACAAGGGGGCGGAGGTAGTGATGGTGGCGACGGGAGCAATAGCCCAGAGTTTAGTATTGCGAATGCACATCTAACTGCTTTTAGCTGCGTTGTTGGTGCGCTTGGAGCAGGTGGCGCAGGTGGCTCTGATGGTGGGGCCGGGGCTGGTGGGAACGGAACGGACGGAATTTCGGGTAACATAACCGGAGGTCTCTTTTCTTGGTGCTATGTGCCAAGCACCTACACTGCTCCTGCTCAAGATGTCTTTTTGGCTAGCACAGTTGCTGGTGCAGGGCAGCTTGTTTTTGATGGTGACAAGGGTAGTATCACAGTTAGCAGTAATGGGACTACTTGGTCTATAGATCAAGGGGCAGTTGCCATTGACAGAATTGTTAGTGCCACGGCAAAGGGTAAAATCATTGGTAGAAAAACCGCAGGTTCGGGGTTTTTCGAGGAGTGCGTAATCACCGATTTTATCGACGCTCCCGTTGTCACAACTGCCAACATTACTGATACTGCGGGCGCTGTCGCCAACGTAACCGGCATGTCATTCGCAATTGCTGCCAACGAAAAAGTTTCGGCGACCTTCAGAGGTTTTTGGTCGACGAGCGTTTCTGGCTCGGGTTTCAAATATGCTTTTACTGGACCAGCCTCGCCTACCGACGTTCAGATCGGCGACTTCTCTTTCACTTCGGCCACCGCAGTCAGAACTGAATCGGGAATAACTGCATTTAGCACGACCGCGACTCAAGGCGGCGGCACGTTGCTTAACAGCGCAATGCCGATCATGATTCAGATTTATGTGTGCAACGGGTCAACGCCAGGCACGGTCCAGCTCCAAATTGGCGGAGAAGTAAACGGGTCAACATTCACGCTCTACAAAGGCTTTACGATGCAGGTTCTCAGAATCCCATGATAGCGACCATTCACGATATTCTTTCAATTGCGTGGCCAGATCGCGGCGGCTGGCGAGTCTACGGCGAGGAAATCACCGCAGGCGACGGCGGCAGTGTGCCAACGCCGCAAGAGATAGAGGCGCAACGCGCATTCGCCGAATCCGTAATAACGGCAAGACAAGCAGACATAGACGCTCGCGCGGCAGGGCGCTCTGCCCTCTACGCTGCATGGCAAGCCCTCCCCGCCTACATTCGCGGCCCATTCCGCGAAAAGTTTGAAGTCGCCAACACACTCCTCGACGAGGGCGACGACGAAGCCGCAATCGCGATGATTGAATACGCCGAAGCGCCAACCTCTTACACCGCAGAACAAGTCATCGTCTTCGCCGCAACTAAAACAGCCATGAAAGCAGGCATCGAGAATCTCACAGCATGAAACTCTTCTTCGACCTCCGCATTGATCGCCTAGTTGCCGCACCTGGACAGGATTCTGTCATTACTGGTCTGGCCGGCAAGTCTGGAGATGGTGCTACTCCGGTGCAACTCATCTTCGGGCGAAGTTCTGACCCAACAAGCACGACCTCGATTGTCGAAGCTCCAACGTGGACGCCGGAAAACCTGCCTGGTGGAACTGTGATCAGGATCGGCATCAAGGAAGAAGGGGAATACAGCGACGGCACGCTTCTGGCCTCAAACTCAACGTGGACGCATGATGCGGGAACCTACACCTACACCGGAACGCTCGACCTTAACACCAACGAGATCGACACGGCACTCAATCGCGACGATGCCAACGCCGGAAACGACGTTGCTAGCCTCGCCTGTAGTTTTGAGCTGACCTATCAACCCAGCGGATCGGGCGGATGGAGAAGCTCTGTTGAGCCTGTCGAGTTTACCATTTATCACGACATCCTTGTAGGCGATGAGGCCACGCCAACAAACGCAGGAGACCCGACTCAATACCTTCTCAAGGCAAGCGGCATCGAATGGCTTCCCACGGTAACGAGTCAGACCGGAGGGACTGCTGCCGATCTGGATGCCATTGCGACGGTGAGCGTGACCGTTGGAAAGGCGGTTATGTTTAAAGATGCGGACACATCGAACCTGATCCGCCTTTATCAACTGATCGCAAGCACGGATGCAGAAAGCGCACCGACGACCATTCGACCGGATGACTACAACGCATCGACCAACGCAAAGGTCTGGCGCAACTTTCCGCTCGATGTGGCAGTCATCGCTGAACCCGTTAACGGTCTTGCTTCTTCTGTTGCAAACGAAGTCTGCCTTTTCAACGGCACGGATGGCAAGCAGCTAAAGCGAGCGACCACGACCGGCATTGCAAAATTGACAAGCGGCGTCCTGTCTGCGGCCACGGCAGGCACGGACTACGCCAGCGGAGGCGCGATTGGCAGCTCAGGGTTGACGATGTCAACGGCGCGGCTTTTAGGGCGCACCACGGCCTCGACGGGCGCAGTTGAGCAAATCACCGTTGGCACTGGCTTGACGCTGTCAGGCGGCAATCTCAGCTCAACGGTGGGGCTTGAGGCGCTTCCTAGTGGAGTCGTAACACTCTCGACCGATACTAGCCTCGTCGTTGGCTCCCACGACAAGCAATACATCGAATGTGGCAGTGGCGTCTCGACGGTGACAATTTCCGCGCAGGCCGATACGACGTGGGTTCAAGATAGCCATTTCTGGATTGTAAACCGCAAGTCCTCCGGTTCCGTTACACTCGCGGAAGGGTCTGGCGTGACATTGATTTCCCACGGAAGCACCACCGGATCGATTTCTTTGGCGCATACCGGAAACCCTATCCATCTTTGGCGCAGTAATACCAATGAATGGAGGGTCATCTCCTAATCATGAAAGACGCCGCTTTATCGCTCGCCAACGCGCTCAAGGTTAACCCTATTGTGACCGCCGCCATCATTCTGCTCGCTGCTTGCTGCGTCACGTCATGGAGAGCGGCCGTTGCCTTTACTAGGCTGAGTCGCGCAGTCGAGCAATCATGGAGTTATAACATGGAACGCGAAAGCTGGGACAAGTTCGCAAGGCTGAACGCGCAGATTCAGATTCCCGATGTGGAGAAGATTCGCAAGGAGCATATATCGGCCAGCGAGAAGACAGACGACCTTTTTGAATTTTTGGGTCAGGCCGGGAAGTGAGTCGCGATTGACACGGACGCGACTGGGAAACATCCGCCTTGGCCTTGACCTTGACCGCCTCTGTCGTTGATTCCTAAATACGACGAGCCAAGGTCGAACATCCGGTATGTCCTGACAAATGGAAACGGTCCAGATGTGTCTACTCTTTCAATTTCAACGTTGATGATCAGTGGGCTTCCAACAATAGCCCAAACGTAGTTACTGTTTTGATCTTTTGCTGGCCTTGGAATTGGAGCAGTCATAGTCACATCTAACGTCCAATACCCGATATATTCGGTAAAATTCAAAATCTTATAATAACGAAACCCAGAAAAACCGACCCCACTGAAATATATGGATTCTTCGTCTGGGTCAGTATATCTTTCGAAAAGCTTTGCCTGCGTGTCCCATTTATAGTCAAGGTTGAACGTTTGAAGCTCCGTTGCAGTGTTGTAGTATTTCCAAGTTCCGCTTTCGCAGACAACCGAGTAAGACACATCTTCTGGAAACTCTTCGCCAAACTCCGCGTTGAAAGCGGCAGAGCTGAACTCAAACGAAAAATTGAACTCCTTCGCCGTCAGGAGATCGCAAACCTTACCAGGCGGCACTCTCCAATCGCCAGCAACGTTCCAGATTGGAGCTTCTGCCGTTGTATCAATTTCAAAAAACGTATCAGGCACGGCAAACGGCCACGCCATTCGATACCGATTCTGAAAAGGCGCGATCATAAGAACGTCGGAACGACTCGCGTCCTGCTTTGATTCGGCACGGTTGCCAAAGTGAAAGCGAGCGTTGGGTAGGGACCTATCAGCTTGGTGGCATAAATTCCTTCTCCGACTGAGATGGCATCTTTTTTGTCGGCCTCTTCGGCTAATGCCTCAACGCGATGGATTGGAATCCGAGTTATTTCCCATTCAAACGGGTCAGCGCCAAACTTGTAGGCAGAAGGAAACCCGTCCCAAGTGTCAACGCTTTCAATGGTGATTGTTGGCGTTTCAAGAAACGTGTCAATCGGGCCTTCCATCTTCGCAACGACCCAATCGCCATCCGCAAGCGTAAAGGGATCGTTTGTGATCGTCACCTCCTGCTCGATGTCCTCTCGCGAAAAAGTCACGCTAGGATTTAACAAGATCCATTCATCATCTGAATCTGGCGCACGTTTTAAATCCCATCGAAAGGTGCTTGTGCTGCCGCTTAAAACATACGGCGGCATCCATCCGTTTTCCGTCTCAACCCATCCCGGTCTGCCACCAGGATTGACGCCATGCTTTTTGGCTGCCGCTACAACGGCATTTAGCGCATTGGCGAAGTTCGTGTTGCCGCTTTTGAATGTTGGAAAAGAGTAACTCATGGCGCTTCCTGCGTGACCGGCTCGACGAGGTTTTTCCACGTTTCCGTGACAGCCCAAACTGTTTTAGCTAGCCTCACGCGTTGAAATCCCGCAAGCACGCCCTCAAGCTTGTAGTTTCCAGAGATGGATCCGGTATAATCTGGCGGATTAGGCTGGCGCAAAAGCCCCACGGGCAACGTAGTTGGAACGACGCCTGGAAACTGCGGCCGCGTTGGATATCTACTCGATCTGCTAATCCATCGAGTGGTAGCGGTCTGTGCAAAATACCGGAAATTGACGTTTTCGCCTGTTGAGGTGGTAATTGTAACGCTCTCCTCCGCGATGTCGTCGGTAATGTCGATGACGCCTCTGTCATTATCGACTGAGTCGAGGAAGCCAAGGTAATTTAGGACCACATCGCAAACCGGACCACGCTCCTGCCACGATACCGTTTGAAGAAACATGTTTTTGTATGTTGAATGAGCCGCGCCACGCCTCCAAAACGCCAACTCCGAATTGAGCTGTGCATTTGAAGTTCCTACAGCGCCGCGACGAGTCACGGTCAATGTGTCAGGGCCGTCGAACCCCTTGGCGGAATCGACTGAAAAATCGCGGAATGACGTTGTTCCTCTAGATGCGGCGGTTGGCATGTCAGTTAACGGTTACGGCGGATTTAATGTTGCTTTCAATGGATTCAAGAGATGCCGCCTGTTTCTCTTGCAGCGACAGATTCTTCTTCGCTTCTTTGTCGTTTGCAGATGTGTTTAGACGGCGCTTTTCGCCAAGTCCTCCAGTTGTCATTCCTGACGCGATGCCGAGGCGCTCGCGATCTTTTGCAAACACGTTGTCAGTTCCTAGCGGCGCTCCAGCTTCGCCGAATACACGATTGGAGGGGCGGACC